CCTTGTAAACGCATTTCACAAAGTACGGCTCGCGCGCCACGTCCTCGCCATTAATTGAGCCATCGGGGTGCATCCGAAAGATATAGCCGCTGCCCAAGCGATACGGCGTGGCCGTCATTCCGCAAACCCGCAAGTTGGGATTGGCCTCGCGCATGGCGTCAATGATCGAGATCAAGCTGGGCGTCAGTCCGTGGCATTCGTCCACAATCACAAGCCCATATTCAGCGCCAAAGCGGCTAATGCGGTTCTTCACGGTCAAGGGCGATCCGAACACGACCGGGTGCCGCAATTCCTTTCCGCCCGCGCTTGCCGAAAACATCGACGCCGGATTGCCTGTTGCAAGGTATTTGGCGCGGTTTTGCACGACCAATTCGGCGCTGGGCGCAAGGCATAACACGCGCTTGCCCGTGCTGGCGTGGATCAGCCGCGCCAACTCGGCAATCATCAACGACTTGCCCGCGCCCGTTGCCGCCTCGATGCAAAACGGCGACACGCTATTCCGCATAAACGACCACGCGGCATCAACGGCGGCTTGTTGGTATGGTCTTAATTGCATTGGCCTGCCTCCGCCGCTAGAATGGCGCGGCCTATGAGTTCGGGGATTTGGGGGACAACGGCGTTTCCAGCGCCTTTGACATCCCCCACCCATTCGGGAAGCCCATCGCCCAAATCCATATGAATGGCAGCAAGCGGGCGTGATTTAGCCCAGAATCCCTTGCCGCCGCTTGTGCAAACGTGTCCATTTTCCCAAATAGAACGGGCCGCATCGCATAAGATTTTTTTATCGTTAAGCGCTTCCAATCCGTTGCGGTTGGGGTAGGCCACAATCCAGACGCGTTCGCGGCGATGGGGAGCGCCCAAGGCTGACGCTGGTATGTTTTCCCATTCCGCATCATACCCGCACTCGGCCAAGTCTCCGAGAACTCGGCCAAACCATCCGCCTCGCCGTTCGCTTGGGCCAGAAAGCAACGCTGCGACGTTCTCCACGATGACGTAGCCTGGTTGTAACTCGCCAATAAGTCGCACGATCTCGGACCACAATCCGCTGCGGGTGCCTTCGCCCATTCCGCGCTGTTTTCCTGCGGTGCTAAGGTCTTGGCATGGGAATCCGCCCGTGATGACATCAACGGCAATTCCGTCTCTTGCCAGAATGTCGCCTGTGAGTTTGGTAACGTCTTCATAGCAAGGCACCTCCGGCCAATGTTTTGCCAGCACCCGGCGCGGGAACGGCTCAATTTCACAAAATGCAACGGTTTCAAATCCGCCCGTGCGCTCAAGGCCAAGGCTAAACCCGCCAATGCCAGAAAACAAATCCAAAACGCGCAATTTTTCCATCACTTCACCTGCCAAGACGCAATCCGCGCGTAAAGGTCTTTCGCGCGATCAGTTGCCAAATCAATCGCGTCTAGCAATTCCGCATATTCATTCTTGAGCGCCACCAATTCAGGCGCATCTTTCTCGTGAAAAGATATGCGCGTTAGCGCGTCAGGCATTGAAACCGTGCCAGACTTTGCAAGCACCGCGTTTCTTGCCGCCGTATGCCTTGCCGATTGCAGCGACACAACCGCAACCGATCCCAAACCAAGTTCGCGCCGCTTCCCGTTTACCGTTACGCGGTTCACCCATTGCGCGCCGCCGTCATCGCGCTTTATCAGCCACAGGCCCGCGCCGTCGCAATGTTTGCCGACATGCAACTCCGCAAGGTTCACGCCGTCAAGTTTGTTGATTTCACGTTTTCCCATCACTTCACCTGCCACGATGATGACGGCTTGCCGCGATATGGTTCAAGATCCGCCTTTGGTAGCAATTCCTTAATTGCCTTGGCGTAGCTGATCGAGCCTTGCCGATCAACGCGCGTCAGGTTACGCCCCGCGAATACCGCGTTTTTATCGCCCGCAATCCGCACCATATCCGCGATCAATTCGGCCTTGCGCTCTTTCGCGCGATCCTCGGCCTCTTGCATCTGTTCATACTCGGCCATGATCCGATGCGCTTCCGGCGTGTCAATATCCGTGCGCTTTGGTGCCAAATGTTGCGCCGCGTTATGCTCCAATTCGTGCAAATACTCGGCATAGAATTGGCGCAGCTTTGGCAGGTTTTCGGCTTGCCATTCATAGCTTTCCAGTACCAATTCGCAAGCCGTTCCTTTTGGAGACCATTGGAAAAAATACCAGCCAAACAATCCAGTCACCCAAATGCTAAATTGCACCTGCGCAAAATAGTGCGGTTGCTCGGCCAGTGTTTTGAATTGCGGGTTTTCCTCTTTGCGCAAGCTGAACGGGCATTTAATTTCAAGCCCCATATCATCACTAATCAATCCATCAGGGCTGCACCCGTCCCAGTCCTCGCGGGTGACAAAGCCAACGGGCCTTACCGTATGACCCGTTTCCATTTCAAACTCGATCAGCGCACCGGATTCATTGTTGACGCCGTATTTGGTCGCAATATTGCCATCAAACTCGTTTTCAGCGCCCAAGGCTTCCCGCACCATGCGGCGCATCACATCGGCGCGCGTGGCATACGGTGCCAACCCCAAAATCGCCCCGACGCTCGATGCCGTAATCCGGCCCTTGCGCGCGTCAAACCATTCGCTTGTCCGTTGTTCCATTTCCGTCTATCCTTCGGTTTCATGTTTCGGAAAACTTGCGCGGGGCGGCTTGAATGCTCAAGCTAATCGGTCGCCACCTTCGCCCCGCGCGTCTTAGTTTGTCAGATCAAAATGGAATCTCGTCATCCATATCACGCCGACCAGATCCACCGCCGCTTTGCGCAGGCTTTGGCTTTGGTGCCGCCGCCGCCTTGACATCAATCCCCTTGGATTTTGGCGCAACAGCGCTCACCCAATTCCCTGAAATAACGCCGCCAGTTTGCCGATCCTCGACTTCCCAAACGCGCGCCGTGATGATCATAGGCTTGTTGCACAGGTGCAGCGCCAATTCATCATCGCTTGGCTTGCCCTGTTTTTGGCTCAACTTGCCGCCAGCGTTAGCATCAATCGCCGCCAGCATCTTGCGCGCCTTGTCGCGCTTTTTCATCGCCTTTTCTTGATCCTTCACGCCGGGGTCAAAATCAGTGACCCAGATCTTGTGGAAAATCTTGCGGTTCGCGTATTCGTCAGGCGACACAATCGACCACGTTGCCTTGACGTGTTCCGCGCCGCTGCCGTCCTGTTGCGTGTTTGCCCACACAACGCTGTCGATGATTGCCAGCACGTTTGACCCGTCGGGAATCGGATCAAAGTTACCGCCGCCCCCGTCAAATTCCTTCGCGCCATCATCAATCGCGCTGCCGCCTTCTGATAAATCCCAAAATGCCATTTTATTCTCCTTCGGTTTCTGTTGTTGTTTCGTCACTTGTCGCAAGCCAGCTTTCGCCGGCCACAATATCAGCCCCGCCAAGCGCAGGAATGACCGCCGCCAATGGATTGACGCCCGGCACAAATTCCAGCGGATCCGTGATGCCAAAGCGGTTTTTGGATACATTCGCCGCGCAAGCGTGGACGATCAGTTGGCGGTCGCCAGTGCTAAATGCCTTTTTGCGTTCGCCTTCATCGCCCTTGGTGAATGTTTCCAGCTTCAGGAAACCCACCACGTCCACATCATCGACGTATGGCGGCAAAGACTTGTCAGGCAGTCGCAACGAATAGCGCATGTAGTCGTCACTGTCGGGCAGGCGCATTGTCTCAACATCTGCGTGGGCAATGAATACAACGTGCATTCCGCGCTTTGTATTGAGCAATCCCGCCGCCTTGCGAACACGCTGGTGCATCGCTGCAATCGCAGAAGTGCCTGCCCCGTAGCCTCCGAGCGCTTGGTTAATGCTCTTGGCCTTTGGATCTTGCGCCAAAACATCAGCCAAAAAGATCCGCTCAAGCGCCGTGACGCTATCAATGACAAGCGTTTTATAGTCGTGTTCGTCGTGGATCAATGCCTTGAGTTGATCCCAAAGCATTGCCGATCCTGCAATCATCGGAAAGGCATCTGGCCGTCTTTCGCGCGGGATTGATTGCATCCCGTCCTCGGCGCGAATGAAAATCGGTTTCGGGAATGTTGCCGCAAGGCTTGTTTTGCCCATGCCGCTATCGGCGCAAATCGTGACCAATACCGGACGATCCTGCGGCGTTTCGATGGTGTCCAAAAGACCCATTGTTTTCTCTCCTTCTGCCCCTTGGGCAATGCGTGGCGGGTCACGCTCTAAACCCCGCTTTGCCTTGTTAAGCGCAACGAAATTGCTTGTCAAGCGCCTTTGCGCGGCATACAAGCAACTTTACGACACACGCACGGAAATGGATAAAACGTGGATATTGACGAAATCAGGGTTAAGCGCGTCACGCGGCGGCTTGATGTAACATCAAAGGAAAACCTATGACAGAAAACCCGCCCCCAATGGCATCGGCAATTGTCAAAATGTCAGCGGCGATTGAACGGGCAATCAAAAAATGCCCATCCGCCGCGTTTGAAATCATCTGCGCCGTTGTCGAGGATGGCCGCGCTGGTTGCCCGTTGCCAGTTATAACCGAAACCGACGACGACGCGCATTGGTGGGCATCCCTTGCCACAACGATTGAATTGGAGGCATACCTCTACGCCATATCAACGCGCCTGGCCGAAACAGAAATGCACAGCAAAACCCGAAAGCGATTGGTGGCCAAGCTATTCATGGGCATGGCACATGCCGATAAAATCGCCTTTATCGCGTGGGCATTAAAAAAGGAAAATCAAGAATGAATGATGGTGACTTTGACGCAAGCGACTTTGCGGATTTTGAAAACAACGACTTTGGCAGCGAATATAAAGCCCCGCCGCCGGACAAGCCCGAACGCCCCGGCCCCGCCTTGCCGTTCTCAATTGACGGCATCGACTTGCAACGTCCGCCGGGTTTCGTGGGCGATGTTGCCGACTGGATCGACGGGCAATGCCGATACAAGCGCCGCAACTTGGCCGTTGCGACCGCCATTGTATCAATCGGCAACATCGGCGGCTTGCGGCACATTGACGCCCGCGACGGGGTAACGGCAAACATGATGGCTTTTTGCGTTGCGGCATCGGCCACGGGCAAAGAGGCCGTCCAGCAGGCAATGGCGGAATTGCACCGCGCGGCGGGTTTGGCGGGTGCCATGCAAGGCGCGATCAAGTCAGAACAGGAAATCATGCGAAACCTGATCGAGCATCAGCCCGCGTTTTATCTGGTCGATGAAGTCGGGATTTTGCTCGGCAAGATCCGCAACGCGCAAAAGAAGGGCGGCGCGGCATATCTTGAAGGCGTCTTTGGCGCGATTATGTCGGCCTATTCCAAGGCCAGCACGCACCTATTGCTTGGCGGTGACATCAAGCGCGAGCTGCGCAAGATATACATGGGCGCGCTAGGGCGGGCAAAGGACGACGGCGACGCGCAAACAATCGCCCGCGCCGAGCGTATGCTAGGAATGATCGACAACGGGCTGGAGCGGCCTTTCTTGTCGCTGGTGGGCTTTACAACGCCAAGCACGTTTGACGGCATCATGGACGGAGAAACGGCAACGCAGGGCTTTGTCGGGCGATCGATCATCGTCACCGAAAAGGATATCAATCCAGCGGCGCGGGTTGGGTTCAAGCGCGCGCCATTGTCCGACGGAATGCAGATGCAGCTTGCCGCGCTATACAAAGGCGGATCTTTTAATGTGATGGATCGAGCCGGGGCGCGGATTGAATATGATGGCGAAATGGTAGAAGTGGAAAGCACGCCGGAAGCTGACAAGATGCTTTTGGACGTGGCGTCTTGGCTGCATTCATACGCCGAAGATATGGGCGAGCATACGGGCGAGGCGAGCGTTGCAATGATCCGCCGATCGTATGAGATGATTGCCAAGATCAGCTTCATTCTGGGCATTCATGGCGGGGTCAGAACCGCTGATCATGTGCGTTGGGCTTTCGCATATGTGCGGCATGAAATTGACGCAAAGATTGCTTTGGTTTTTGCAAATGACAACGCCAAGGATAGGCCGGAGGAGTCTATTGCGGCGCGGTTGATGTCGTTTATTGATCCGGAAAAGGGCTGCACGATTGCGGTTTTGGCCAACAGAATCCGCATGAAGCCCGCCGCGATTTTGCCGATTTTGGAAAAGATGCGGTCCAGAGGGATGGTCGATGAGGTCAGCAAAGGGCGCAAACATCGGGGCAAACCGGTGACGGCATGGGTGACGATCACGCCGTAACGGGGCGCTTTGCAGAATTTTACCAAACGGTCAAGAAAACGCCTTTCGGGGCGTTTTTTTCGTTTTTGGGGTCTAACTCTACACAATGTTTAAAGTTAGAATGGTCGTGTTTATAGCGTAACGATTTGATTCTAAAAACAAAAATGCCATTCACACACATTTAAACATAAACAGCCCTATATACATATAAATACCCTTATAGATACACTCTCTAAACAACTCTGTAAGGATGGTTTTTGAGGTTAGAAAATAAGTATATATATATAGTATAAATGATTAAAGTACACTTAACCTATTGATCTTGCGGGCTTCTTTCTTACACAGCCATGCGTAAACATTGTTTACGATGTTTATTTGAAAGTCTGCGCATTTTTCCCTTGCAGCGTGCAAGCAGCTTGCATAAGGTCAAGCCAAGCAAGAAACCAAAACCACAAGGAAACGACACGATGATGACAGCAACACAAGCCCGCGACGTAATCGCTGAAATTGAGCGCGATGTTAAATCGGTTTCAAAGCGCAAGCGCATCGCAGCAGCTTTTGCAACAAACATTGCCGGAAAGTTATCAGCAGAAGCTGTCGAAGTTTATCGCGCATATTCGGCATAAAGAAACCAAATCCACAAGGAAACGACACGATGAGCAACAAAAACAAAATCAAGATTGCCAGCGCTTTTTACAGCAAACCGCGCAAAACATTCTTGCCGCTTACCGCCGATGACATTGCGGCTAGGACCGGGATTGCCAAGAATGAGGCAAAGGGGATGTGGATGAGCATGCTTTGCGATGGAACAATGGAAGTCACCAGCCCAAGCCAAGGGGCAAAGGCACCCGCCATTTATGAACTAACGCCGCAAGGCCGCGCATTGGTGAGGGTTGCACAATGACCGCAGAACAAATTGCAGCCGACGTCGCAGCACGCTACGGAATGCCCGTCATGCCGAACGCCGTACAAGTTTGCCCGACCGCAACATTCACTTGGCAACTAGAGGGCAAAGACGACAATCCGCCAACATGGGAGGAAATGCAAAAGACCTATTACAAAAACCGCGCCCGCGTGCATCGCGTCACAAAAGCCGCAACGCCAAAAGTAAACGAATTGAAACTTGAAATTGTCCGCCTGTATCTAGCCGGTGACAATCAAGTTGAAATATCGCGCAAAACAGGCGCAAGCCGCAGGACCGTTGGAAACAAGATCCGCGAGGCAGGCGTCTACGACCCGCAGCGATCTAAGGATGACGTTGCAAAAGTTAATGCGGTCAGCAATAAGGCCCGCGCAGATGCGAAAAAGGCAAAGCTGGCGGCAGGTGTAGCGCAAAAGCAAGATGACGCCGTAGCGGGCCGCGTTGGTTGGGTATCATGTTCCGCAGGTGGTGAAACATGACCGCAATCGAAACAGCCATTTCAACGGCAATCGGCTTTGCCGTATCTTGGGCGCTGACGTTCTGGATCTTGCCCCTGTGGGGCTTTGCGCCAAGCCACGGGCAAGCGATTCAAATTACGGCGGTTTATACGGCGGCATCATTCGCGCGCGGGTATGCCGTGCGGGCAGCTTTCAAACGGTGGGCAGCATGATTATCAAAGAAGAACGCATCGGAGGGCAACGGCTTATCTTGGGGGATTGCTTGGATGTCATGCCGTTGCTAGGGCGGTTCGACGCGGTGGTGACTGATCCGCCTTATGGGATATCCTTAAATACTGATAAGTCGCGATTTTCTGGAGGTTCGGCTGAAAGCCAGTCGCGCAGAAGGTCCAGCAGGGATGTGGCGCGTCGCGCTGTGGCTAATGATGACGCGCCGTTTGATCCTTCACCGCTTCTTTCTATTGCAAATCAACATATCGTTTGGGGCTGGAATAATTACCCAGACAAGTTGCCATCTGGTGCCTGCCTTGTTTGGCTCAAGCGCAATGACGAGGCTTTCGGTTCATTCCTTTCTGATGCGGAACTTGCATGGATGAGCAAGGGGCATGGCGTATACTGCCGCCGCGACCTATCAAACAACGGAATTGCGCTAGAGCGCGTCCACCCCACACAAAAGCCCGTTGCCCTGATGGAGTGGTGCCTAGGATTCCTACCCAAAGCCCAAACCATCATTGACCCATTCATGGGATCGGGAACAACCATTGTCGCCTGCCAACGTCTAGGCCGAAACGGAACGGGGATTGAGCTAGATCCCGATTACTTCGACATAGCCTGCAAGCGCGTAGACGAATCCACCCGCCAAGTTGATCTATTCATTGACCCGCCAAAACCGCAGCCGGTGCAGGAGGGCATGGACCTATGACACCACAATCCGCAACAAACGAAATAGGACGCCTCAACCGCATCATTGATGATCTGCGCAAGGACAAGATTGCATTGCATCAAGACGTGATCGGGCAGCGCGAGATCATGGAGCGCGCAATCGAACACATCACAAACCGCGATAACAAAGCCGCAAAAGCCGCATTGCAAAACGCGCTGGACTACCGCAACATGCAACGCGAACCGCGAAAGAACACCCTGACCAGCGGGTAAATGCTGGCGGATTATGCGGAGAGTGCCGGGCTTGTCACCCATAACACCGCAAGCCGCGCAGACCTTAACCTTTCGGGCGAGGCGCGGCAACAAAACGAAACTCAAACCAAAGGAAAAGCAAAATGTCACCTGAAAAAAAACTTTGGCAATCGGTCGTGTATCTCGCCGTCCTCGATGCCACAAACCCAAATCCAACACGGACCGAGTGCATCCTCGATCAGCGCGATGCCCACAACTGGATTACAAAAGCAGGCAGGGACTTTCGCTTTGCGTGCGAAAACGCAGGCATGTGTCCAGACTTCATCGCAAAATCCTACACCGAAGGCCGAATCAATCGCGATATGCTGAAAACATCAAATCTGCACGCGATTGCATAATAACGCGCAATAACTTATCATCACATCAACAACGGAGACGAAACCAATGGAAATCATCGTAATCGTGGCAATCCTGTTCGCATCAATCTGCGGATATGTGGCAGGCGAGAAGAACCGATCCGTCATCGGATGGGCAATCGCCGGCGCAATGGCCGGAATTTTTGCCTTGCTCGTCTTGGCAATGGTGCCGACAGTGAAAGAAAACGCTTAAAATGACAAAATTTCCCGCCTATAAAACAGTTTCGGTTGAAAGCCTTGTTCCGTATGCTCGCAATAGCAGGACGCACAGCCCACAGCAGGTGGACAAAATCGCCGCCAGCATCAAGGAATTTGGGTTTCTAAATCCAATCATCGTTGACGGAGAGAACGGCATCATCGCGGGCCACGGGCGCGTTATGGCGGCGCAAAAGCTGAGGCTTTCTGATCTTCCCGTTATTGAGGCATCTCACCTCACTGAAGCCCAGCGCCGCGCCTATGTCATTGCCGACAACCGCCTTGCTCTAGATGCTGGGTGGGATAACGACATGCTCAAGGTCGAGTTGCAGGATCTAAACTCGGCGGGCTTTGATCTGACGCTGACTGGGTTTGATTTGGGAGAGATTGGCAACTTCCTTGCCGAGCCGACCGAAGGCCTGACCGACGAGGACGCTGTGCCAGACGTGCCAGAGGTGCCTGTCACGGTCGAGGGCGATATGTGGCTGCTGGGGCGGCATCGGTTGATGTGCGGGGATAGCACGAGCATTGATGCGGTGGAGCGGCTGATGGATGGGCGCAAGGCTGACATGGTTTTAACAGATCCTCCTTATGGGGTCAGTTTCGTAGGCGTAAAGGGCAGCATGTATTCAGGAGGTAAAAAGGCTGGCAAGAATTCCGCTGAAATGATCAAAGCAGACGATTTGCGCGGTGATGACTTATCGCAGCTTTTCCTTGACAGCATATCCTGCGCATTTGCTTCCTCAAAAGATGGCGCTGCCATGTATATTTTCTTTGCAATAAACAGATCGGCGGAGACTTTGGCCGGTCTGTCCGGTGTTGGGCTGGAGGTTAGAAATTGGTTGATATGGGACAAGGGCAACGTGGGGTTTCACGCTATGGGTGCGCAATATAAACCAAACTATGAGGCGTTTTTGTATTGCCATAAAGCGGGCAAAAGCCCTGCTTGGTATGGTGGGCAAAAAGAGCAAACCATATGGCGTCATCCGGTTGAGCGCGAGGGGCTTCACCCAACCATGAAGCCAGTCTCGCTTTTGCAGCGCGCCTTGCAAAACAACAGCAAGCAGGGCGATGAAATCCTCGATCTATTCGGTGGCAGCGGATCAACCCTGATCGCCTGCGAAAAGACTGCCCGCGACTGCCGCATGATGGAACTGGACCCGAAATACTGCGACGTCATTATCAAGCGCTGGCAGGACTTCACAGGCCAGCAGGCAACTATTGAAAGCACAGGGCAGACGTTTGCCGAGTTAGAGGCGGAGCATAAATGAGCCGGAACCCGCACGAGCCATCACCAGAAACCCGCCAGTTAGTCCAGCTTCATTCGATGGTGGGAACGCCGCAGGCAACGATTGCCGATATCCTCGGCATTGACGATAAGACCCTGCGCAAGTATTACCGCGAGGAACTGGACCAAGCCGAGGCAAGGGCAAATGCCACAATCGGCGGGGCGCTATTCAACAAGGCAAAGTCAGGCGATACGGCTGCGATGATTTTCTGGATGAAAACGCGGGCAAGATGGCGCGAGACGACAAACCTTGACCACACATCCAGCGATGGGTCTATGTCGCCGCGCGATGTTAGCGCCGCTGTGCTGGAAGCGCTGAAAGCCAAGCATGGCACTGGCACCAACTGAAATCG